CAGGCGTTCCTGCACATCGGTCGCCGGTATCGCTTCGCTTCCCTGAATATACGATTGTAATACCTGAAGCCTAAGTTGTGGATTCGCTCCATTTTCAGGCGCGTTAACAACCTGTCCCGATGCGATTTTTGCGATATCATTCGATGTTTCAATAATCTCTTTTGTGGTAGCCTCCTGCGATGGCATGATTAACTGATTGGCAAGGTTTGGATCAATCGCCTCAATCACCTTGCGAAGATAAATGTCAAATCTGCTCACGCCCTGGCGATCATAGGTAGCCATTAGCTTTCCTATCGTATCCAACTTCTGAATAACCTTCTCCTCATCCTGGTTCATTGAATTCCAGGTAATATTAAAATCATAAACTTCAGCAGTCTCATCCAGCATGAGCATCGCTCCCTGCTCGTTGTTGGTAACCCGAAACCATATCTGCGGTCCGCCATAAGTGCGATCCAAGCACCATATGCGATTCAATACCTGCTTCCATCCCTCGAGCCAACGATTGACCAGGTTCTGCCGAACACTGTTTGCCTCCACTGCATCTGCTTGCGATGTCGGTCTTCCTGTCAGCTTATCTGCCAACTGACGAATCTGCATCTCCACTTCCATGCTTGCGTTCGAATAACGGGGGATCTCCGCGAATCCAAATTCACCTCTACGCCGAACAGGTATATGTGAACCTGGCCCTATGCGTTCAGGCTTTCGCCCAACCACATATTCAACAGGTGGCATCGTTGACATAGATGCCCTATCGCGCCGTGAGTCCATTTCACTTTTCACACAGATTTGATAACTCTTCAGCAGTTCAGGATATCCACGCGAATCAAGCAATCGATGATTGAGGCATTCCCTCGTAATCGCCACAAAGGGATATCTCCCTTCATCATATTCCATAGGGCTATGAAACCCATGCCCTTCCGCTTCATCCGCCCAGCAGGTAATCGTGCATATAGGCACATCGTCTTCGTCCAGTTCCTTACGATATGTCGTGATTACCCGAACCATGCCTTCGTAATCCTGCTGGCCATAAAAGTTGCCGGTGTCATACGACATCAAGTCAGTCGAATAACTCTCCTCCGAATAAAATCCTTTCGAGTTTTCAATCAATTCCTCGATCCATTCCTTATCCCATCCCTCATTTACCTTCTGCATCAATGCCTCGGGACTGTAGTAATGAATGCAGTGAATGCTCCTGGCACTCTCCAAATCAATCACATTCGAATCAATAATGATCTCCCGTCCCAACTCATATGCCTTAACCGCAGGACGATTCACCACTGCCTTCTCCGTTGGAACCTTTGAAACTCCTTTGTTGCGTAGCTCGTTTAACATCTTACGAACCCGCTTCTTCTTTAACCCTGGGAACAACGGAAAGAACATCTCCTCAACCCCCTCTTTCATCTCGGGATCTTCAATCGCCATTGCCAGTTCAGGCGACATCTGTGCAATCTCCTCGAGCGTCACCTCTTTAAAAACCCGAGTTGTCTCCCTCTTCCAGTATGTACCAAAAAATGTTATTCCATTCTGCAAAAGATAATTAGCTCCGATGGCCGCTTCCCTCTGTAACTCAGTCATCGATCCCATACGCCACTTCAGAAATTCACTTACCATCCTGGCCGATGCGATATCTCCACTCTCCACGGGAGCCGCCACCAGGTTGGCCTGTGAAAGCGATTGCGACAGCAAAGCCACATCCCCGTCAATCAACGGGTTCACAAGGTTTGGTTCTAAATCGGAGCTACCATCCCAGGGAAATGCTTCAGGTCCATTCTTTTTCCCCGATTCATCCTTACCTGCCCACTCATTAAAACGGCACTCCCTCGCCTGTTCAGCCTTATCCATCCAAAACGATAGATTCGCCCTCGCCTCATTAAACTCATGCTTGATCGAATCTACATCCGGCCCCTTCTCATCAAACTCCTGTACTTCTAATCCACTACTTTCCATTTTTAACTCCCAATTCTAACATATGTTTTTTAAAATTACTCAGGGCCGACTTCTCTATCCTTCGCATCGTCTCAAACCCTACTCCCACAAAGTCTGCCATCTCCTGAATCGTATAAATCCTACACTCCCGATCCTCCTCAAATGCAGACAATCCCTCCTCCACAACCAACTCCCGTAGCATCAAATCAATCCGCTTATCCTGCTGTTCAGGCGATTCGATACAGATCATCGTCTCCCTCGACCTTTTTGACATATACCTCCGACTTTGGCGGGTGATTGTCCTCGGGCTTCTTTACACACCTAAATACTCCCTCCCGATCATCAAAATAGATAAGCATCAACCTCTGATTAGGAACCAGCTTCAGCACCCTCGCCGTCTCAATCTGCTTCTGCGGGGCTTCAGGTAATCCCACCTTCCCATCCGAGTCCTCTTTCCATATTCCTATGCAGGTTGAACGGGGGATTCCCATCTCCTTACTTATCTTCGGCCAACTCGTACCCGCCTTCCGTAAAAGCACCACCTGGTCCCTCTGCATCTTACTCCACTTTCTTACTTTTCCCATAAATCAATAACTCCCTCCGCCTGTTGCCACCATTTCCTCCTCGTCAAAGTATTCAAAATTGCCCACTGCGAAGTACCTCACTGTATCGACCATGTCCTTGGCAGGATGCTTCAAATCTCCAATCTGATACTCCTGCATACAGGCCACCAGATTCTGACATTCATCCGAAATCATCAGCTTCGGATGATTATCAAATCCCATCTCCCGACTCCTATCCCATGCCAGCAGATTATTGATCGCCTGCAAACCCGTCTCAATGTCCAAACCTTCCGCCGGAACCACCGATAAATCTTCATCCGCCAAATCATCGATAATATTAGAACTCCCCTCCGATTTCTGATAACTCGCCGCCCCCAACCTCGGGTCGATGATCCGCTCAACATATCGATCACCCTCCATCTGCCGGATAATCTCCGCATAATCCTTTAACCCAAATCCATTAGGCTGTGCCGCTTCCCCTGCACTCACCTTATCCCCCTTTGTCAGATCAATCCATCCTCCCCAGGTGTCAAAATCAGGAAACTCCTTAACCGCCCAGGCCACCCCATGCGGATCTATCCCGAACAAAACCATCGTCCAGGGCTTCGCTCCCGCCGGGTCAATCGATAATACCCAATTCGCATCCGCTCCCTCCTCCAAAACAGGGATATCCTTGGCCTGTACAATATTCTTGTCCGAAAAAGCGGGAAACACAGTCTTTGACGCTTTGACGGGCACCCCATACGCCCTGCAAAGGATTGTTTCCCTCTTTTCTCCCTCCAGTTGTGTCTTCATGGCCGACCAACCGCCAAAGGGATTGGCCGCTGTATGGAAATATACCACACTCGAGGCTTTCCTTAATGGCTGTTGGACTAGGGGAACCTCTTCCCCGTCCAAAAGATCCGCTTTTGCCGATTCCACTGTCTTTGCTCCCGTAAGCATACTCTTTACCACCGAGTTCCAGCCATCCACGGCCGTGAAACTGATGATGCCGGTTGCCGGTCGAACGACTCCATCATATTCACTCGCATGGGAGCGTGTGACGCATCTAAATCTTAATGTTTCAACCCAGGGCATAGGTATAAGTTCATCTGCCCAAAATCCTATATTATGCGTCCCGTTGACCGGAGGTCGCGGACAGCCGATCTCTCCTCCCTCAATCGTAGAAATGTCCTGACTCCAGTTTCTAAAGATACATTGGCTACCATTATTTAGCGTGAATTTAGACGCTGTGAAGCCATTACGAAGGCTGTACATCACATATCCAACCTTTCCCCTGCCTAACGACTTCAACTCTTTAGGCAGTGCATTATAAACAAGAGCCTGCTGAAATTGGATCGAATTGGCCGATGTCTCTGTTAAGCACCAAATGATCGTGCCTGGGTTCTCTACCAAGCACTGAACTACCCGCTTCGCCGCGAAAAAACTCTTTCCCGCACGATTGCCTCCCATAAGGAGAATTTCCGAGTGATTCTTTAGCTGTTCATCCGCTAACTTCCAGGTTTCCAGTTCAAAGCCACATCTGTAAGGATCATCCTTTTCATCTTTAATAGCCTGCTCCCTGGTCTCCCAATACGCCAAAATCGATTCAGGAGTCATCCGCAGGAGTTCCGATTTGCTGAGGGGCGGGAGAGCGGGATGGGGTGTCCATTCGAGTGGCATATGTCCATGTTAGCAGATGGAGCGGGTGGGCGGACATCGGGTTGGGCAATTTGTCAGAATTTTTTTATGGGACATAATCGGTCGCGGTGGCCGGCAGACCGCCGAACCGAACCCCCTCCCCCCCTGTCTGTTTGTCAGAAACATAATATTTTTCATAGTGCGAAATAGTGTGTTTTTTCCGTAAGTAACTGATAGTTATATGTATATGGAACAAATGGAGGTTTTAAGGTGTTGCGTAAAATAGTGATTATGTCTAATTGTGCTTGCCTGATCCCTAGTTTAAAATACTTTCTCAAATTATCTCACCGATTGATTTTATGCCTACCAAAAGACCGAGAGTATACCAGCAAGCAGAGAACCTTCCGGCAAACTTGAAGACCGAGGAAGCTTGTCCAAACATCTTCACAGGACAAAAGTTCTTCGATCAAAGACCACAGGATTATGCCCTGGTTGTTAAAATGTTGGCAGAAGGATCGACAATCAAACAGATATGCAAAACCTGTAAGGTTTCACCGCATACCATAGCTATTGTTAAATCCCGTGAAGGAGATACCCTGAAGGAGTCTAAAAAGCATTTACGATCCTTAATTGGTACTGCCACCCATCTCGCCGTAGAAAAGCTTATTACGAAGCTTAATGACGATGAAATCCCATCAGGTGTTCTCCCAATCGCCACAGGCATATTAATCGACAAGCACAGACAATATGAAGGTGAGCCGACTCAAACCATCGAGGTAAAGAAATCTTTGAGCCTGGACGAGATCCGAGCCGAGCTTGCCAACCTGAAAGATGAAAAGGTAGTCGATGCTGAGGTTTCGGATATAGAGACATCCGCCTGACCTGCAATCCTTGGATTGCCAGCTTGGCAGGTTGGCTGTGTCAGATATATTATCCGAGTGTGGGCTTTTACGAGTACAGGGTTCTTTCCTATTATTCTTTTTGTCCGAGTGAGTAGCTCTCCCGATCAAATCTTTCAACCTATTGATCCGACTAGTAATTCGCTTTAAGGCTGTTTGGATGTAGTAGTTATTGCCCTGCTGGGCGGGCAACTACTACTTACAGCCTTTTTGCACTAGTAGTACTCCTTCTATATAAGGGGTTTACTACTAGTTTTGAGACAGAGTTGAGACAGGATTATTCGGTATAAGAGTAAATGTTTTCTTTACCTTTTTGAGTCTTTAATTCACTAATATTCTTCGTCTTTTTAATAAGGTTTCGCAGTTTATTAGGATGTATTTCCTCCCCTGTTTTCTCCTCAAGTTTGGTTCGAAGATTATTTAATCCCATGATCGAATTAGGTTTTAGTATTTCGATGAGGGCGGTGGAGAGTTTATCGTTTAATATTTTCGATTCTTTCGTCTGACCAGGCTTTCGGAGTTTGGGTTCCATATCAGGCTTATGGATAAAGTTTGGCCATGAAAATTCTACGACTTGGGGGGAGGGAGTCGGAAAGTCTCGGAGGGTGGCCTCGAGTACCAGGTGATCCTCCTCTTCGTGGGGAGTCAGGGTAAGGATGGCATCGGGATCACGGGCAAACACGCCTGACCCTGATGCCCGGTCAATGTGGTCCGTGTCAGACTTGTTTCCTTTGGAGAAGTGGTGGGCATAGACGAATGAGCAGTCGAGTCTTTCGGAGAATTTCTCCATTCGGTTTACGACTTCGGAGATAGCACCGGCATCATTTTCATCGGCTCCAGTGGCGAGTTTATAGAAGGGATCGACAATTACGAGATCGGGGCGGTGGTTCTCTAAGTCTTCTATGTGATGGACGAGGTCTTCGAGGGTACGGGACTGGCCTCGTAGGGAGCAGTACATAAAGTTTTGATTCTTGGGGTCATACTGGTCATTCGCATTGACCATCTCGGCTATTCGGCGGGCGGCAATGCGTTTTTTAAGTTCAAAGTCGAGGTAGATAACTTTCGAGGTGGCTGTGCGATGTCCTAACCAGGTGGACCCGTTGGCGGCGGCTAGGCCGAGGTGGAGGAGGGAGAGGGTTTTACCGGCTTTGGATGAGCCTGAGATGATCATCTTGGAGCCTTTGTGGAGGACACCCTCGATCACCTGCTTGGGCATGGGATCGGTGTTGTGGGTCATCATCTGCTCGAGGGATAGGAACTTGGGTGGAGGGAGCGGATCATCGATTGCTATGGAGTAAGCAGTGGGCGGTGAATCCTGTTCGGTGGTTGGGTAATCGATCTTGCCCTTGGAGGCGAGGTATCGGTCCACCTCATCCACATCGGCGAGCACTTCGGGTGTTAGGTAGTCTTCTCTTCTGGCCATGTTATGTTGTTATTTATGTTTTGTTTTAATTAATATGATAATATCGGGTTTAAAGGTATCGGGATCGCGGACGATCAGGACGGAGTTCTCCTCATCCATCTGATCGGCGAAGTGGCAGGCTTCTGTTACGGGAACGCCTAGATTGATGAATCTTCGGGCGATCATTTTTTTGAGGAAGAACTTGTGGATCATTCAATCCTTCCAATAGATGATCGGCTGGGCGGCTGGCAGGCTAGCCTCTTTACGGCGGGTTCCCCAGGGTAGCCGGCAAAGTTGGTTCATTAGTTTAAATCGTGGATCTCCACCGAGTTTTTGGGATAGCTCGAGGAATGCCTTCTTATTGCCGGGAGTCCATTTGAACCAGGCATGGAGGGATTTACCTCCTGAGTTTACAATCATCTTGAGTTCCGCCTCATTCTCGAGTCGCTTGATTAGGCCGAGCTGTTGCTCGAAGGTCAGGGATGGATCATCTGTTTCGTGCAGAAGATATTTCCGTCCGAGCACCTGGGATTCTGATCGGTTGGTCGCTTGGGCGGGGAAAGTGTTATAGGTGATGAACTGGTATTGGGAGAGATCGGGTTGAGCGATCCAATCGGATGCGGATAGTAGCCTGCCCTTCTCGGCCACCTGACGCTGTATAAATATAAACTCGGATGGATCGAATAGTTTGCTGACCGCCTCACCGGCATTCATTGGAATGGGGTCTGACTTGATGGTGTATTTCTCGAACAGACCAGGTTCGCCTAGATTCTGTTCCTTCAGGGATGGATCGGGCTGAGTGACCTTGATCGGGTTGGAGGGTATGTGAGGGCTATTATGGCGGTCGTAGGCTCCCTTAACGGCGTTCCTGACCTCGGAAGGTTGGTTGGGTCGATGGGATACATTTCGGAGGATATGCTCAACTGCTCTTTCCGCCTCACTCGCATCATCGATATGCCTGGTCACTACGAGGGCGAGTCGCAGGATGATATCATGGTGAGACAGTGTACCTGCTGGCAGATTCTCGAGGCATCTGCGAAGATCTCCTTTGAGGGTGGCCATTATTCTTCTGCGAGTATTCGGGCGATCTGCTCAGTGATTTTCATCATCGCCCCTCTTTCAATCTTGGAGATGGTTTCACGGGCAACGCCTGCTTTTCGTGCGATTTCATCCTGAGTAAATCCATCATGATCGGATGGGACCGAGCGAAGCATTTGTTTGAGCCTCGCATCGGTCGCCATCTTCCGAACGGAGTTATTCTGTCGCCTCTCCTTCGTCATCCACAGTAACCCATTTATCGATAAAATACTTTGGCAGTCCCGCCTCGGACACATGGAGATCATTCTCGTCCGGCTCATGTCCCTTCCTTGAAATATGAACGATCTGTGTTAGGATTTCATGCCTGTTACCTAATCGCCTGATCGCCCACGCCTCATTGGCAAAACGAATGTCATCGAATATGATTAACCGCCTACCCAGGTGATCCTCGGCCTGTCGCATGGCGGCATCCACCCATATGTTCGCATAGATTGATTCCCTGCCCCACTCAGTTCCGAGTGACTGGAGCATCCGCCTGACAGTTATTCCATCGGGAAAGCCTGGTATCGGTTCCTCTTTTTTCTCCAGCCAAGCGGGATGCGGTAGGATAACCTTGAGCATCTCCTTTATCGGGGTGGCGAATGACAGGATGGCGGCTCCCTCGAATGATTTGGCGTAGGTGCTTTTACCCACTCCCTTGGGACCGCATAGGCCGATTATTTTAGGTGCTGGGTAGGTCATAGGATCGCTATAAAGAAGGATATAATCGTCCATGCGAAGGCGAGTATCGCCATGCCAAATAGGATGTAATGGAGTGGGTGGAGTTTCATGGCATATCCAACTTGATTTCTCCGTTTGTTCTCTGTGCTACTAATTTAACATCTCTAGTGCCATGCATCGCTTGATTAAGGAGTTGAATCTTCAACCAAGGTAAAACCTCTGATATAATGGATGTTTGGTCGTTACCTTCGATCTGATAAATTTTCTTTGATCCACCTCTTTCAAAATGAATAAATACTTCTGAAGTGCATGGATCTTCGCCTTCTATAGTTATGCCTTTGATGTATCCAAGGTTTTCATAATCTCCTTCATTTAATTGAGGAAATTTTACGATGTTGTAAGTTTCTATCATATCAGTAGTGGTTTTTGATCTCTCCTTCTGCCGCCAAGGGGAGTCCCTGGTAGTTCGGAGATTCTTGGGTTAGTAGTTGTAAAAGTAAGTCCAGTGCCGCCTGTCCCTCGTCCTCGCCTACCTCGAGGCAGATACTGTCGTGGACATGGAGACAGACGGGCAAGCCGGCGGCCTCGATTCGGATAAGGGCATCGGCGAATATGGATCGGGCGGTTGCCTGCACAATATTTTGGAAGAGTCTAGCCCCGTAGATTTTTACCGGCTCATATCCACGGGTAAGGGAGGCATAGAGATCCCCGTCCTTTTCATGGGCATTGAAGTATCGGACGGGCATACCGCATCGAGTTTCGAAGGTGATACACTCGGGTGTCTCCTTCATCCATTCTCGGAACTGGTCTTCCATTTTGGACCAAGCGAGCATAACATCAGGATTCTGTGCTCGGTATAACAGCACCTGTTCTTTCGCCTGTGACTCGGTCATGTTCACCCCGTAGCTTTTTGCTACCTCGACAAACTTTGCCGGTCCGCATCCATAGCCCAATCCCAGCAGTCTCGCCTTGCATAGCTTTCTCATTTCAGGGGCAAGCTCGGCCATAGGTTCATCCTCCTTATATAGTTTGGATGCTCGGCCATGTGCCTCGTAGATATCGATTCCTCCACGGACTAGGCCGAGGAAATCAAGATCGCCTACCAGGTACGCAATTACGCGCGGTTCGATCTGAGATAAGTCGGCTGATACTAAGACCCGACCGGCGGGAGCCTTGAGGCATTGTCTTGCGGAGATGTCACCGATTCCATCATTAGGGATCGCCTGGAAATTAATGACACCTCCACCGCTCCATCGTTTCGTATGTGGAGCACCGCAGTATTTCAGACGGGTAGGAACCCGCCGGTCGGATCGTTGACCCATCAGTAATTTTTCGAATGTTTGGTTAGCTAAGTTGGCCTGTCTCCATTCGGTTGTTTGTTTCGGAGTTTCCTCTAAAATTTTATCTGTCTTATCGAGGAACTGCTGACAGAGTGGACCATCAATCGCCAATCCACGGGAAGCGATTCGGCGGGTCAGGGATGACAGCAATCTCTCTTTCTCGGGAAATCCGACATCCAGTTCCTGATATACACGCAAACAGGCTCGGCTGTCTTCTAAGGCATAGTTTACAAAACTAGAATTGGATTGAATTTCTGTAACCGATAACCCTGCCATCTGTTCACGGGCATCCTTGGAAAGTTCCTCGTTGAAGAGTTCCTTGACTGCACCGGCAAGGGATCGGGGTAGCTGGTGATACGATGCCATGTCGGCTGTACATATCCAATCAGCAGGCATAAACTCGGGCATCTGTCCCTTGAAGATGGCCGCCCTTGCACAGACCGAATCAAACTCGGCATTGTGGGAGATAAGGGTATGTCCATTCAATCGCTCGACCGGCAACTTCTGTGGCTCCCCTACCCACTCAAATCCATCCTCTGCTACAATGGATACCAGGGTGACTCGGAAGTCAGGATGCTTCACATATCGGTCGAGTCCGATCTTAGCGACTGAGTATCGCTTAGTCCAATAGGTTTCTAGATCGAAAGCGACAATCATGTAACCTCCCTTAGAAGTGTCTGTGCAGACAGGATCGCATTCTCGAGGTGAGGGTAAGTTGTCTCAGGGAGATCCCTGTCGATCTTTACCCGCCAGGCATACTCCTCATGGTCGAGCCAAATGTCCGCCTGCCTCGCTCCCACTTTGACGATTATCTTCTCTCCTCGGGGTAGACCTATACCCATTTTATATTCGATATTCATTGCGTACAGAATGGACACGGGCCATGCCCAGGTTCAGGAGCATTAATGCAACGGATATTCTGTTGGTTCCTCGCACATCCAACCAGTGTGATTAGTGCTATTATTATTATTGCTTTCATAAGTGTAAAAAGAGCAACCCTAGCCCACCGAGTGTCGTGGAGGTATCCCTCGTTTTCCTATCGCCGCCTTGCGGCCAAAAACTAGGGTTGCTCTAAAAGTCATTTGTCTAATACCTTTCCAATCTGTTTCCCTATCCACTCAGCCACATTTACGGTGACTGCATTGCCCATCGCCTTGTAGCGTGGGCCATCTGCCTGTTTAAGTATCTTGCCGGTAGCCTTCCACTTGTTCCCCTCAAGGATCAGTTCCATCTTTTCCGATGTCCAATTATCGGGGAATCCCTGTAGGCGTTCGCATTCGATTGGAGTGAGTCGGCGAACGGTTAGGTTTTCTTTTATTACAGCACCATAATGCTCTTTGCATTGCGCCGCCCCACCTCTTAAAGTTTGATTTGTTTGATCGTTAGTCGTGAAATTATATAGATCCGCCGCATGAGCCACCCCCACGCCTTCCCCGCCTTGCTGGCTACGCAGAGTTACCGATACATCCTCGGAAGCCTTGGGGGTTGTGTCTCCGTTCCATGAGACTACTTTCTGTTGCCGTATTAATGGTAAATTCCCTCCGCCTGTACCACATCTCTTTGTAATCGTTGGGCAAGTCTCGCCAGCATCAGTTATGCGACTATCACCAGGATGGTTTTCGTAGCATGGACCTTCTTTAATGTAGTGACCGGCAGAGCCTGGCTTGTAGCTACTTTCTGTAGTTTCATATTTCTCAGGATGCCGGTCAAAATCTATCAAGTTACTGTGGACACCCTCTCCAACGCTTTCTGAAGCATCTCCGGCAGTTCCTTTCCCCGCTTCTCGGCTCGGCGCAGGATGCCCTGACACGCCTTCGGAGAAAGCGAGTATTTCGGATGTGGATTCGCCTCCAAAATCTGCGACAAGGAACACACGCTTGCGTCTTTGCGGTACTCCGAAGAATTGAGAATCCAATACTGACCATCCGACTTCACTCGCCCCGATGTTGTGTAACTCTCGGATGCACCTCGCAAAGTCGTAACCATCTCCGCTAGAGAGCAATCCTTTGACATTCTCAGCAACTGCGATGAACCTACCTCCGCCAGCTCCTCCTCTCCGAATAGCTCGCTCTGCGAGTTGTTTAATAATGCGACATGCTTCATAGAATAGTCCTGATCGTTTTCCATCTAATCCCTCTCTTTTACCGGCCACGCTCAAGTCCTGGCATGGAAATCCGTATGTTATAAAATCCGCATCGGGCAGATCATCCGCCGATACTTTTGATACATCGCAGAACAGGGGAACATTCGGCCATCTGTGCTTTAATACACCCGCCGCATTCTTGTCCCATTCCACTTGGGCAACGCATTCATGCCCCGCCTGTTCCATGCCGAGATCGAATCCACCAACCCCAGCAAATAAACTAATGAACTTCCCCATATTTTTTATCCTTCCTCTTAAATTCAAACTCTCGAGGCAGGGGCATCACCCTCGGATCGTTCGTCCGATACTTCCGCCCTTTATCATCGATACTGAGCCGGTTCTGCGACCAAAAGTATGCCCATGCCCTTTGCATCTCCTCAGTCGAAGGAAACATACCATCGTAGATGCTTCTCCTCTTCGGTGCTTCACCCCAATTGTCAGGCCCCATGATTCCTTGGATCGTAGTTCTTGAGAGATCTCCATAACTGACAGAGTGCGGTGAAATCGACCCATGCCTTGGCTAGATCTTCGGGACTGTAGCGAATAACTTCAAAGCGACCCATTTCGGTAGATGATATGAAGGCATTTGCTCCATGTACTTCATGGTTTAATACTTTATCTTCGCCCCAGTATGTGGCCGCATATGCCGCAATCTGATGAATCTGAAAATCATATGCGGTTACCTTCTGCCCCTTCTTTGTCTTTCGGGTTTTCCAGTCCACTATGAACATCTGATTATCTGATCCTTTACCGACAATATCGACAGTACCCGCAAATCCATGATTCGTATTGACCAGCATCTTTTCGAACTCAATGAAGGTAAGATGATTTTCCTGCTTCCAATTGAGTGCGGGTTGGATGTATTCCAATAACTCATCAGGGATATGCTCGCCCTTCCAATAAGCCTCAATCGCATCATGGACTTTCGTCCCAAAGTCTGCCGCCTCTTCCACAGGCTTTTCATGCTCAACTAAGCATCGGTCTGCATATCGTTCGTAACTTTCCCCGTCTTGTGCGGGATTATCATATGCTATACGAAGAAGCTGATCCTGTTTCCATCGCTCTAATCCAGGCTTGGCAAACAGTCCTAGCAGGGTTGTAACCGATGGAAATAGCCCATGTTTCTTGGCATCTCGCAGAGTGGTATTTCGTTCGCCGTCACCCTTTGCCAAGGGCACTGTATGCATGGCTTTCCCCTCTCGGGTGTACCAATGGCCACCGCTTCCCCTCTTAGGCTTTTGTGTTAAAATAGCCACGGATTACCTCCTTCCCGCATCGGTATAAAAAGTAAATCAGGTGGATTGTTCGCTTAATGTAAATCATAATGCTTGCTCCATTTTTTTCATATAATCAGTTACATGGTAGTCGCCATAGCCGAGACGATCCCTGATCGAACAGAAGGAAAAAACCATACAGGCATGATGCCGGTCGAATATCTTTCCTAGCTCGACATATGTTCGTCCAGGTCGGGCTAAATAAACCGCGATCTGTCTGACTGTTGCCAGTGGTTGTTTACGATCTCGACCAAGAATATCATCCTTGGTAAAGCCAACCTTTTCGACTGCTTCAAAGATTTCGTCTAAATCTTTCATGTGATCATATCGATGACTACGGCGAGCCATCCTACTGCTAATAAAATTATTGGGTTCATGTTGTATTGGGGTTAGTGGGGAGTGATCGGGAGAAAATACAAAAAACCGATCACCCCCCATGTGTGTGTTTATGGAACGATCAGAACGGAACGCTCTGAGAAGGTTGTGAAAACATTTGTGTTTGTGCCGGCTGAACTGTCTGCGGTTGCTCGACTGTTACAGTGGTAGTCGCTTGTGGGGCAGGCTGAACAGGCTGAACAGGTTGTACGGGTTGCTGTACAACAGCGGGAGCCGGTTGAACGGGAGCAGGAGATCCGCCTGGAATGTTGAACTGTGATGCCTGTGGAACCTGTGCCTCCATTCCTGCCATTACTGGAGTTACCGAAGTGATATCGGAGTAGGTTCGACCTTTCTGTGAAGTCTTTTCCACGATGTTAATCATTGCCCCTTTACCTCTTAAAGATTCAGTGTCGAATCCTGCACCGGGTGCTGAACCTAACCAGCTAGTCAGAACGCCTGTCAGTTTGCTCTTCTCATGTGCTGAGATTTTCATCTCCCCTGTCTGTACCATTTGCCCGTCCTGAGTTCCAAAAAGGAACCGGCAGACATCAAGAGTTTCGATCTGAGAAGGATCTTCGTACTTCGGACGCTGAATGCCGAAGCTATCTTTGACCTCCAAGCAGATCGCTAGATATTGTCCAGGTCTGCATGTTTCAAGCGACCAACCTGTGATCGGTCCTTCTCCGTTAGATGATTGTTGTAGTATTGCCATGTTGTTATTTTTCTATCTCCATTTTTACGGGTGGAGGCCCATTAGGTGTTTAGTAAAAAATGCCTCAGAATTAGAATTGCATCGGCGGTTTGAAGAGTGAGTCCCTTGGTAGTAGGGAAAAATTGTTTTGCATGGTTCATTAGAACCCTTTTTCGCTTGTGCGATGTCAGACCACTCAGCCCACTCAGCCCCTTCTGCCACTCCTGTGGTCGGACAAGGGTAAATGGAATCTCGGCCATTCTAAGTACGCCCTCTAAAAATCCTGCTGATTTACCAAGTTTGAAGCTAGTGCTGGATGGAATCATCTTGCCGGCAAACGGCGGGACCAATTCAACCACTGCCTCAATCGATGTGACATCAGGATGATCTTTTAAGTCCTGCATGTGTTCGACAAATTCGAAGTCCTCCTCGAGTTTATGCAGATTAATACTGTGCATCCCGCCCCAAGCGATTGCGTAGCCACCGCTTTTACCAGGATCGATTCCGATGGTCAGTTTCATGCCGCTTGATCCATTTCCATTTCATGGATTGCCCTGCGGACATCTACTGTGAGGTAATGCCTGCCCCTCTTACGGAGGCCATATTCTTTTTTTAGGTCTCTGAGAGAACGATCAGAGCCTAGGCGGAAGATCTCTTTGACATCTTCCTTAGTGAGTAGTATAGAGTGGTATTTGTTTAGTGGGTTATTTTCCATTGTCGGGTTAGTGTTAATAACAACCGACAGGAAAAATCTAATTACTACTTATTGTGCAGAAATGTGGAATTTTGAGGGTAATGTATATTGTGCGAAACAAATCTGCACAACTCCCGCCAGTTGTTGTTATGAAATGTAATTTGAAAGAACTTATTCAGCCCATCACTTGCTGAACTATTCCACTGATGGAATAAAACGATTAATTCGTCAATAACTATTTTCATTTTATGGCAAAAAACTTACACTTTCTTATTTTTAGTTACAATTTCGCCTTCTTTTATTTTATTTTTCTCAACGCCTTTCATCCGTAAAACTCGATAATAATTTGAATCGCCCCTGACTTTTTTCTTACCTGTTCCTGCCTGGCCACCGATCTGACCCAAGAGCCTAGCGGCCTCTTTAATAGTGTTTTTTCGATCAATAATGACATAGTTTATGCGTTCACCCGATATGGCTATAGTATAACCTCGAAACTCATTATCTGACACTTTATGCAAATAGTCAGTATTCAAATTAGCTCGTAATTTCCACTGGCGTTGGATCGCTTCCGGCACTCGTTGTTTTAAATGATCAATTGAATAACCAAAACACTTTCGGGTCTCACCCTGATAGTGCAATGTACAGGCCATGTCATTTACCCATCTTTTCTTACCTTTTTTCATAAATATATCATGCAACTGCTTGCGTTAATTTTGGCACAGATATTCACAAGATCAACCCTAAAACGGCAGAAATTGGCAGAAATTAATACCTAATTAACGCAAGGGGTTGTTTGCGGATATAGAGGTATATCAGTGCCTAATTAGCGAAATCGCTCGGCAGATTTAGCACCTGCTGTAGCCGCGGGTAGCATGAACCGATTACCAGGCATAGCGGGTGCTTGGCGGGTAATGCGATTGGCGGGTTGGCGCTTTGGCGCTTTAGAGTCTGAGGGCATATAGTTTATATTCCTCTCCCCCGCATCGAAGGTTCCCCGATTGCCGGTGGCCGATTTGATTTGTTCGGGGGAGAAGGCGATGTAGGCTTCTTTTCTGCTATGCATACCCACCGGCTGTGATCCACCTGTAATAACTGCTGTATATTTAACTCCATCAAATCCATTTGATTCTGCCCATTTCCTTGCTTCTGCAGGGGCTAAAGCATCAAGTGCAGTTTCAAGCATAAACATCGAACCATTATCGGAAGTTTCAGGTACAAATGCTTTCGCCTGTTTGATTCTTTTATTTAAAGATGTCTTAGCCTTTTTAGGCAGACTTTCAATAAGCGGGTCGGGAATATTATTGATACTTGTCAAGTCTAGAGGATTTTCTAGCTTTAGATATACCTCGTAAAATCCCCCTTGGTCATAGTTTTTTGCTAAATTTGTATCCGCTGTAAAATGAGCGCCATACATTGCTTGATATTTTGATTTTTTAGCTGTTGATGCTTCAGTATTAAAAATATCAATGTCACTTGCTCCTCCATGCCTTACCACCAACGGATCGCCGTTCTCATCGACTACCTTGGACTTGCCGAACCACTTCTTAAAGTATGGCGAATCCGTACCCTTCTCCTGCCATAGCTTTGCGGCCTCGGCTTGCTTCCCCTTCCCCGCACCCGCTTCGGAGGCCGGCATGAAGAGTTTGTCGGTAATCTGCACATCGGCTTCGGGTTTGGGAGTATACATCGGTACTTTGTTCTGCTCGATTGCACTTTTGAATGCAGGTAATCCTGACTCTCCCCGAATAGCATTTCCAATACGATCCAAACGGCGGGAGCGTATGCTTTGCTGGCGTTGACTCCGCCGATCCCCCAACCCCTCCAATATGGGATTGGCTTTTACCTGGTCGGCATTAATTCTGCCAATCGAGGCGTTGATGAGATCGCGTTGTAATGGATTAATCCCGCTTTTTTTACTGCCATTTATTACACCTTTCATATGGTTCTGCAAATAAGTTGGTAGCAGTTTCATGGCGTTCTGCACATTCTCGTATGCATTCATACCCTGAAATGCTTCGGCCATTTTTTGCTCGTATCCTTTGCTCTTTGCGAACCAATCTAAATTTTTTCTGAATGCCTCAAGGGAGATGGTTTGAATATTAATATTTCCATCTTTTGTTATCTCGATGCCCAATGGGAGGCTTTTGCGATCCCCGCCTTTTATCTGCCCGTAGACTTTTCTACCCGCCTTATTATACTTTAATGCTGAGTAGTAAAAGAGGTTCCACACATCGCCAGTATCATTTCTTAATGTCTGACTTATTTGTTTAAGTGCGGCGAGTTGATGCGGGTTGTATCTTCCTGTTTGGGCAAGCTCGTCAATAATAGAAGGATCAAGAAATCTGCCTGTTGCCCGATCTCTACCATCTGCTGTTTTTTCGAGTGCCACATGACCTTCACCAAAAGTTTCTCCGGCATCTTCCTTCTTGCGGATAATAGAAAGTATATCGTTTGATAGTTGCTTATTTTTCTTATTAACCTCCCGAGTCGGAAGAAATACTGGACGGCCTTCAGCATCTGTTTCAATCGTTCCATCGTCTTTTATCTTAACAACCCCACCGGCTTTTAATCTGTCAACGATTGCAGTGTTTTCGAGATCCTTTGCTGTCAGATTAACAGTTGCAATTTCATCGGCAAATGCTGGGTCCACCAGGTTACCTCGTCCCCTGCCCTCACGCCTTGCCTGTGGACCGAACCCTCTGACATCATCGTTATACTTCTCAATCATTCGGGTGAGTTGAGGTATTTCCTTCAATCCTGGAAAGAGGTTTAATGGATCGGCCACAAGTCCTGTATTCTCTTGAGTGGCAAGTCCGATACGATGAAAGAATTTACGAAGTCCTGGTGAACTGAATAATGGCTCAAGTATTGCTCCCATCATCTTTGCACCGGCTCCCTGATAGTTGCGGGTGACAAAGTCACCGCCAAAGTACCAAGCGGCTCCATGTGACGCAAATACCTCCCGAGCTATACGGGCATCATCATTGGCATATGCTTGATAGTCGGGATGTTTCTTATCAGTGCCTGATTTTTCCAATAGGTCGAGATAACGCTCACGATGCTTGGCAAATTCTTCGTTGGTTGCATATACATCCCTACCCTCTGCATCTTTAATGATAACAGGTTTACCATTCTTGTATTCCGTAAAGATACCAGGTTTACCTTTTTCAACTGAGCCGACTAACTGCTCAAGGATTTGTGGCATAAACCCAAATGCATCGATATGGTGAGCAATCTCATGTCCAAGGACTGCGGATAATTGTTCTTGAGGTGCAGACTTTGTGTAGATGGTCACAACAGACTCGCCATTTTCGACTGTCCAGTGACTGTTTCCCCGCTTGTCGATAAACTTATAAATTACATCGGGATTCTGTATTGCAGATGTGGCTAATGCCTGGCGGACAGGTTTCTTTAAACCTTCATACATCACCCTGTCGGCATCGTTTAAATATGTATCCTTGTAGTAGGATTCATCTCCCAACATCTTTGCCTGAATATCTGCCTTTGACCCATAACGGGCAAGCGTTCCAAGTCCTAACCCAGCACCGATAAATGGTATAGATGATGCAATCGCCCCGCCGGCTCCCGCTTCGCCGTCTATAGCATATCCGATTGTTCCAGGTATAGCTGTTGCACCGATTGCAGTCTTGGCGGTATTCACAGCACCTGTAAGAGTGTTTCCAAGTCCTGTACGGGTTAATGCTGTAGCCGGTACTTTAAGTGCTGGCGATGGGCCGAATTGACGAGACTTTGCGAACACTCCTTCTGCCAATCCTGATATCGTACCAGGTAGTGTAAGGGCAGATGTTCGGTCTAAAGTTACTGCGGTGAGTGAAGAGTCGGCTGGATCAAGTTGTGCGATTCTTTGAAAGAGGGGTAATGATGATTGTGCATACTGTAACTGCTTGCCAAGTATTGCGGCATCATGTCCAAACCGAGTGAGCAGTGAAGATCCACCTGGTGCTAATAGCAGAGCGAGTCCAAGGTTTTCAAGTTCGGGAGTAAATTCACTAAATCCACCTGTTAGGACTCCAGCCGCCGCACTTGCCTGCAATGTTCTTGCCGTCCCCCGAGCCGCCGACATTGCGGCCTGTTCGTCCATGCCACTTCTCATGAATAAAGTGGTCAGAGTTTCTTCAGGTAGTCTTTGTAGAAATTCAATAGTACGGCCTAAATACTCGCCCGATATACCTGCTTTCTCCAATATCTTGCCGGTCATTCGATTTGTGAATGAGGCCTTTGGAGCAGGTGCTTTATCAATTGCCTGTAAGATACGAGCCGTAAATGGTGAGTTACCCTGTCCTTTTTGAATAAGGTCAATCGCTTTAGTTTTTGCGATCCCTTCAGACTTAGCGACTAACTGCTCGAGCTTTTTGCCCGAACCATTCACTGCCTGAAGTTTTTTCTCAGCAGTTTTTAGTAGTGCTTTCTGTGTGGCTGTTGGTTTAGCTACATCTGAAATCTGTGCAATGGTAGCCCTTAGTGCAGACTCTTCTGCCGCCTGCTTTCCAAATTTATTAATAGCACCTCGAGCTATAAGGTTTCGCCCAAATGTCATACCTCCTGATGCCAACATGGATGGAGCTAAAGTAGGGTCTAATGGTATGGAGCCTAACAAAGCAACATCTCTGTCAGGTTCGACCAAACCGCTTCTTACATCTCTCAAAGATTCCTCCTGGCCGGTTAGAGCAAGTCCGAGTTCAGCACCTCGTTCCATTGTTCGAGTTATCTTGTCCTGATCTACCAGGTAATCCAACTCTCTAAGTTTACGCTCTTTGGAATCTCCTCCAAAAGATGTGTCACCTGTTACAATGTCTTTAGCCTCCCCTAAAGCCTGCTTTAGTTTAGCCCCAAGCATTGTAGTCATGCCTAATGCATCTACTCCTGCTTGAGCCTGAGTTGCATCTGTTTGTGCATCATCCTGTCTTCTAGCTTCTGCGATTACACGCTTCTTTAAATTGTCATCTTCCTGGGAAAGTCCGGCAAACTGTAATGCTTGTGATAGATCATCTTCTATCGTTCTATCTGTTCTTTTCGATGCATAAGATAATCCTTTTAACTGTTGCCCAGCTTTCTTTATACCCTCTTCAATTAAATCGTCATATCTTTGAGATTCGTCAGGCTCACCATACTGCATGAAAGCATCAAGCAGTCTGCTTGTTCCAGCAATATTAGTCACCATCATGTTCTTTACACCTCGGCCCAAAGATTTACCAGCTTCAGCGAAACCAGTGGCAAAACCTACTCCAGTGTCAAAGAAATCATTATCCAATGCTTTAGTGGCAAGAGACTGCACTTTCTCATCGTCCTTGTTTCGCCTGTATACACCAAGCATTTTCTGCGGACTAACTTTGGTTTTTAAAATATCAAAGTAATCGCGTTCAGTTAATGCTTCATCCGTGCGGATTCCAAAATCCACCCCTAAGATGTCGGACTTTATTCTATACTTAGGCATTATAGTTGATCCAAATCGATTTCAGTGAAATCCAATCCAGATGAAGTTTGCTGGTCGAAATTTTGTGCAGATGATTTGCTTTGTCCGACTTCAGCTACATTCAATCCTAACCCTGTTAGTCTAGTTTTTAATTTATCAAATGCGTTTTTTCGTATTCCTTTAAGAGAATTTATTTTGTCTTGTGTTTTACCAGCGGTGTCCATCCATGTAGTTGGATTCTGTACAATCTGTTCTAATATTTGTCTTTCAGGTTCAGTCACAGTTCCTGGTCCTAAGATATCTTCTCGTAATAAGCCTTGAAGTTGTCTTGATAGTGATGCCGCTAAAGTTTTGTCAGCATTACTCATAAAAACTTCATTTTTTCTTTTTTCACCCAATTCTATCAAGTCGTTCATTACAGTATTCATGTTTTGATACTGAGGTATCGCTTCACTTTTTAGCTTTATAACTTCCGCTTCGTTACCGAACTTGCCTGAAATCCCAAATTCTGTATCACCAAGCTGTAAAATATTTCGATCAGGTGAAAAACTTATAGCATCCTGGCCTTGATCGAACTCTTTAGTTTTTCGTTCCTCTTCTCTAATTTTAATAATATCAGAAGGATCGGGTGCTAAGTCTGCCCTTCTCTTTTGTTCAGCCTGCATGAATGCCAAAGCTCTTTCCTGAACAGCAGGAGATTCGTTTGCAAATTGAGCCATAAACCGATTGCCGGACATTCCCATAACAGGCTCAGTCTGTTGAAACTGAGGGTCTTGAAGTAATCGATTTTTAGATTCTTCTCTTGCCTGTGGACCAGGTGCTAAGAATGCCAAACCTCTTTCTAAATCATCCTGTCCAGCCTCATTTAATTTACCAGTAGGGGCTTGAGAATAAAGCATGGTAATAAATCTATCGGTCGCTTTCTTATCTTCTTCCAGCATAGCTTGCTTACTCTCAAATGCCTCCTTACGCATGAGGAACTCCTGTGCTCTAAAATCACTTAAATCTTTATTTCTTTTAGCCTCAATAAGAGTAGGATTTTTTGACATCGAGTTAATCAAATCAGGGGGGGCATCAGGATAAATTCTTTCGAGACCCTGCCTCAAATTTTCAACCTCTTTCTGTTTCGCTTTTTTATCGAAATAACTTTTTGCCACTGAACCAATCGCATCACCAAATGCCTGGTTCGCTTTCGCCTGTGCCTGACCCGCCAAAAGTATGGGTGATGAATCTATTCGCATCAATCCCGCCTGTACTGTATCGCCTATTGCCATAATTGTTTACTCTCCTTTAGCCCGGAAAGGGCATTGCGTCTGCCATCATTGCATTCTGATCATAGTTATAATAATCACCCATCGATTGTCCTAGCTAACCGCCTCCGCCTCCCATTCCCGCAGTTACAGCGGCGGCACCAAATTTACCCATCATATCCATCAGACCTGTCGCCATACCTGCTGCCGCTTTTTCGCGAGCCGCGTATGTGTTGGCGTTGTAATTGGCTCGGTTAGCCAATTCTTGCATACCAATATTCACACCCGCATCAGGATTGATCCGAGTCACCTGTTCCTGTGGTATACCGAATAAAGCCGCCCTTGCTCCATATCCCTGTTGGGTAAAATTGCTTCCTCCCCTAGCCATCATTAATGGATCGACAGAGGTGGCACGATTAAGATTACTCGCGAAACCTCCAAGGCTTTGTGCCTGTTGGCGATTCTCTCTTAATATATCACGCAGATAGTCTTCTCGACTCATCGCTTCAGCGGCAATCGCCGCATTGTCCATATCGCGTCCGCGAGCCACCAATGACTCTCTTGCGGATTGAGTTGCCCTGCGTCTCATCTCAGGAGATAAGTCCTGCATCTGTGCTTCCTGAAATGCCTGATCGGCTAACTGATTAGCCTGCTCCACGCGAGCCTGCATAAGCGGATCGGATGCTCTAGCCGCCTGTGTCATATCGGCACCAAACCTATTTAGAAATGATATATCAGAACCTGCCTGACGCTCGGCCATTTGACCGCCAAAATCCTGCGCCCTCATTGCCTCTTGCTCGGCTAGGCTTGCCATCGGATCAGCGGCTCTTTGAGCAAGACTCATCTGTAAGTCTTGATACTGTGGGTCGTAAGTTTGGCGAGTTTGAAGCAATTTACCTTGTACCCCTAGCGATGACATCGCATCTACATAATCACGAGCAGATTTACGCGCGTCAAATTTCTCAAGCTTGGGTGGTGCTTTGCCTCCTCCAAAAAGTTTCTGTAAGAAATACGATGGAACGCCTGAACTATTTACAGGTTCTCCCGCCCCTCCGGCATCTTTAAGCATCTTAGCCTCTGCGGAATTTATGTATGCGAGAGACTCGCCTTCGGGAGCATTCTCGTTTAAAAGCCTAGCGGCCTGTGCCAATGGATCTTTTTTCATAACTATGATTGTTTTAAAACTGCGACTGCTTTTAAGGTGCCTTTTATCGTAGGCATTACAAAACTTGAGCCTGGGTACATCGCAAAGGTTGCGGCCTGATTGTATCCATGACCTGAAGTTCCTCCTTTTCTATATGAACCCACTATTACAGTGTTACCAACAGGGTCTGTGTATGTAATTTCACCCCCATCAGTATTGCTTGGACTAATAGTTATAGTAACCATTACAGAGTCACCTTGATCAGCTTGGTAATAATACTCTCTATTAGTTTTATCTACCCTTATCTGCGACCCTCCAGCGAGTTGATCATAAAAAAATAAATCATCTTTGGCATCAAGTACGCGGAAGCCATATTTACCAATCGGTTGCACAGCATCGACATAAGCCTTGATGCTTGATTGAGTAGCGAGGGCATCATTTGCATTTGAACCTAAATCATTCTCATCTTTGATATCGACTTGTTCGGAATCACCTGTTCCTCCTGTCGTTCTACCGATCACTTTGTATGTGTCGATATTTCTAAGTTTCGTGAAATCTACCGCATCGTCCGCTATCTTCGC